TGTGCCGCTGCTCGACGTAGTACAGCGCGCATGCGATGAAGTGGGGTTGCCACGGCCTGCGGCTGTGGCTTCCTCTACCGAACAGCTTGCGCGACAAATGTTCAGCCTTGCCAATGCTGAACTCAATGAACTCAGCAAAAGGTTTAACTGGCCCGTACTAACGCGCGAGTACAATTTTGTGACTGTGGTGGATCAGGCGCAGTATGACTTGCCAGCCGATTACCGCAAGTTCTTGCAAGAAACGATCTATGAGAGTTCGCGGTACTACCAGATGCGCGGTTCCATTTCGGCGGGGGAATGGCAGCGTACGAAGGCGCTGAACCTAGGATCGCTTAGCACGGCGCGGGTGCGCATTTACGGGCATCCGCTAAAGCTGAATATCGTGCCTACCCCGGTGTCCGCAGAGAACGTCGTGTTTGAGTACATGACGAAGAACTTTGCGGTGAACAACGCCAATGAAGAGATACTGCGGTACTCCGGCGATGCGGACACGGCACTGGTCGATGAAGAACTCATACGTCTAGGGCTTAAATGGCGCATCAAGCACGCCAAGGGATTAGAGTTCAGCGCCGACATTGCGGAGTACGAAGCTGTCGTGGCGCGCGAGTTCGCTTCCGCGCTGGCCGGACCTTCCATCCCTGTCGGTTTCAGCCGTAATAGCGAACTGCCGCTTACACGCGGCTACGTTCCCGAAAACGGCTTCGGCGCATAAATGCTGGCACCGAAAGTCAATACTCGGCAGACGGCCCGCCCGCTAACGATCCCTGCACCCGTAGGCGGATTGAACGGGCGTGACAGCCTCGCGGCCATGCCACAGAAGGATGCGTTCGTACTCGACAACTGGATACCGGGTACTGCAACGGTCGATGCGCGAGGCGGCCATGACGAGCATGTGGCGGCGGCCAGTGTGGGCGGCCCGGTCGAAAGCCTTGTCGCTTACGTAGGCGGCGCTGTCGCCAACAAGAAGCTATTGGCGTTCGGCAACGGTAAGATTGTTGACGTTACAACGAGCGCACCGCCAGCACCGTTGCAAACCGGTCGCAACGGGAACCGCATTGTTTCCACCATGTTCAGCAACGCTGGCGCGCAGTTCCTTATCGGTGTGTCCGGCCTAGACGTGGCATTTTCGTACGATGGTACAACTGTCAACAACCTAGTCATTACGGGCCTTACAGGCTCGGCGGCTACGCTGTCGCATGTATTCGCTTTTAAGGGGCGACTGTACTTTGCGCAGAAAGATCAGCTAGGTTTCTATTACTTAGGTGTCGGCGCAATTCAAGGTGCGGCGCAGTACTTTGACCTGTCGCAAATCGCGAAGAAAGGTGGCTACCTAGTCGCCACTGCTTCGTTTAGCACCGATAGCGGCAACGGCCCTGCGGATTACATTGTGTTCATCACGTCGGAAGGCGAATACATTGTGTACGCCGGTACCGATCCGTCAAATGCCGCCACGTGGGCGCTAGTTAGCCGATACTATTCCGCACCGCCTATTGGCCGCAACTGCGCGTTCAACTACGGCTCGGAACTGGTGGTACTGACGCTAGAGGGCGCGCTACCCTTTTCCGCCATTCGGCGCGAAGGCGGGATAAAGGACGACGACGCCCTGACGTACAAGCTAGGTTCGTACATTCAAGAAAAGAATGTGAACGCCAGTGTGCACGGGTGGCAAGTAGCCTTTTACCCGCGCAAGGGACTTATGTTCGTGAACGTGCCCGCTACGTCTAGCATCGCCGGGGCGTTTGTGCAATTCGTGCAAAACACCGTCACAAAGGCGTGGACACGTTTCACGAACCTAAACGGTATATGCTGGTGTGAGTTCAACGGCGACCTGTATTTCGGCAAGTACGACGGTCGTGTTATGAAGTACGACACGGGGCAGCTAGACGACGGCGCTCCGATCCTGCTAGATTGCAAGCAGGCGTACAACTATTTCGAGGACGGCAGCGGAAGTACGAACTCGAACAAGCACTTTCATTTCGCCAAACTACTGCTAGGGTGCGACGGCGACCCGCCGTTAAACGCACAGTTTAATGTCGATTACCTAGAGGATCAACCGGAGTACATTGCCGGTGTGCCGGATGAAACCGGCTCCGCTTGGGATATATCGTCATGGGACATTTCGGCGTGGGGTAACGACGTAAGCACCAAGTTCTTCATGGTGAGCATAGGCAAGTTCGGTGTGGCCGGATCGCTTTGGGTACGCGCGTCATTGAACGGGCTAAGCCTCAAGTGGTACGCCACTCAGTACATTTTCAGCAAGGCACAAGGCGTACTATAATGCTAGCAGTTCCAGCGGGTGACAAGGCCGATATGGTGGCCGCGTACATTTCGTCGAAGGTTGAAGGTTCATCGCCACGGTTCGCACCGGGGCAGTTCCAAGCGTTCGCGTTCCTGTCGGATAAACAGGAGTTTGTTGGCGGCGCTGTAATCTCCAACTTTCGGCGCGGCCAGTTCAGTAATGATTGTGAGATTAGCTGCGCGGCGGAAAGTTCAATGGCGTTCCGTCCCCACGTCTGTGCAGCGGTCTTTCAGTATATCTTCGTACAACTGGAATGCGGGCGCTGTACGGCGATTACAACTAAGAAAAACCGGCGCACAAGGGCCTTTTTAGAGGCCCTAGGATTTGTGCTTGAAGGCTGCGTAAGACGTGGATACGACGGCAAACGGGATGCGCTAGTCTATGGCCTTTTGGTCGAGGATTGCCGCTTTTTGGGGGTCGGGGGGCCGCCGCTGAATGGGTAAGGACACACCTTCGCCACCGCCGCCGCCCGATCCAAGGGCAGTAGCGCAGGCGCAGTCACAGTACAGTCGTGAGGCCGCGATTGCGCAGGCCAACATGAACCGTATTGACCAGTACACGCCGCAAGGATCAATCACGTATAGGCAGATCGGCACGAACGCCGACGGTACGCCGCAGTACAGGCAGGACCAGACGTACTCGCCTGAACAGCAGGCGCTGTACGAACAGCAAAATCAAATCGCGCAGGCGCTCGGTACTACGGCGCAGGGCCAGATTGGCCGCGTCAATCAGACCATGGGCGCGAACTTCAATTACGACGGCATGACGCCGATGGTGACTAGCGTTGCCGGACAGCCCGTGCAGCGCGTCAACGGTACAACTAACCTGCAAACGTCCCTGCCGAACGCGGGCAACATCCAACAGAACGTCGGCCCCACAGATTTCAGTGCGGACGGTCGCCGTGTCGCGGACAGCGTGTACAATCAGGCAACGTCGCGCCTTGATCCGCAGTTCGCGCAGCAAAATTCCGACATGGAAGCCAAGCTGGCGGCGCAGGGCATCGCCAAGGGTTCGGAAGCATACAACCGCGAACTCGACAATTTCAATCGTGCGCGTAACGACGCGTACAATCAGGCCAACTACTCGGCTATTCAGGCTGGCGGCAATGAGCAGTCGCGCCTGTTCGGCTTGCAGTTGCAGCAGGGCCAGTTCCACAATCAGGCGCAGGATCAGCAGTTCACGCAAAACCTCGGCGCTGGCGAGTTCGGGAACAACGCGCAGACGCAACAGCAGCAGAACAACATGGCAACGGCGGGTTTCAACAACCAAGCCGGTGCACAGCAGTTCAATCAGGACGTGCAGAACGCGAACTTCGCGAACACGGGGCGTCAGCAGCAAATACAGGAAGCGACGTATCTCCGCAACCTGCCGCTTAACGACATTGCGGCGTTGCTTGGTACGGGCGGCGGTGTGCAGCAGCCGCAGTTCAGCAGCGTATCGCAAGTCGGCGTTGCCGCTCCCGATTATCAGGGTGCGGTGTACAATACGTTCAACGCGCAGCAAAATCAGTACAATCAGGCGCAGGCAAACCGCTCGGCGGGCCTAGGTTCGATCTTCGGCTTGGCTGGCAGTCTCGCACCGTTGGCGTTCTCCGATATTCGCCTCAAGTACGATATCAAGCGTATCGGCATGTTGGCGAACGGGCTTGCGACGTACACGTTCAGCTACATCGGCAGCAAGGCTCGCCAGTTCGGTGTCATGGCGCAAGAAGCGCTTGACGTGGTACCGGAAGCTGTTGTGGTCGCACCGAACGGCTATCTGGCCGTCGATTACAGGAAGGTGTGGTAAATGCCGACGTTTGTTCCTGAAATCACCAAAGCGTATCAGGATGATCCGCGTACGAAGCTGGCGCAGGCTCTCGTACAAACCGGCGCGAACACCGGCCCCGTAGCTGGCGGCGGATGGGCGTGGGCTGACGGTATTGCGCGTGCCTTGTCCGGCCTTGCTGGCGGCTATGTACAGCACAAGCAGGAACAGAAGTTCGAAAAGCTGGATCAGGCCGCGAACTCCGATGCGAAGAAGGCCATGAACGACGCCATTGCGCAGGCCCTTGCCGGGAACGGTGCAGCATCGGCACCGGCAGGCCCGCCGCAAGCCGCCGCCGCCGTGCCTCAGGGCGGCCCTGTACCGGCTCAGCAGCCCGCGCAGGCACCGGTACAGGCACCCCCGCCGCAGCCGGACCCTCTGGCACCGCTGCCGGACGGCTCACAGGCCCCACAGGGCGCTCCGCAAGGCATGCCGCCCGCGTCCATCGCTCAAGCGCCTCAGGCGGCTCCTGCGGCCCCTCAGGGGCCTTCCCCGGCTGCACAGGCCATGCCCGCCGCTGCCCCGGCTGCTGCCGCTCAAATCGCCGCCGCGCTTGGCGGGGGGAGCGCGGCTAACCCCGCAACCCCTTTCGGGCAACCGAAGCCGCGCGTAAGCGGCGCGAGCGTGGTACAGGCTATGCTCCCGATTACACGAGCTACGGAGAGTAACAACAAAGACTTCACCGCGTCCGGTACTCCTGTTACTAGCGTCAAGGGCGCTAAGTACGCCATGCAAGTCATGCCTGCCACGGCCCGTAAGCCGGGGTTCGGCATTCGCCCCGCCGCGAACGATAGCCCGGAAGAGTACAATCGCGTCGGCACCGAACTGCTAGGCAAGTTGGTGGAGAAGTACGGCGACCCGGCAAAGGGATGGGCCGCGTACAACGCCGGTACAGGCCGCGTTAATCATGCAATCGCCAAGCATGGCGACGATTGGCTACAGCACTTGCCCGCCGAAACGCAAGCGTACGTCAAAAAGAACGTGGAAGCGCTCGGCAACACCGATCCGTCGCAGGGCGGGTACTACCCCGAGACGCAACAGGCGGAACTTAAGCCCACGGGTCCGATCCAGTATCAGACGCCGGAACCGGAAACCCCGACGCTTCCCGACCGTCCGGCAGATCGCGGCTCCGCGCGTTCGCTTCGCCTACTGGCAGGCCGTAATCTGTTGAACGCCAATCCGGCGCTGTTCACGCGCGCCATGGAAATGCTCGATACCGGCATGGGCGAACAGTTCGCCGCCGACCGTGACGCGCTTGCGGAAAACAACAACCGCGACGATACTCTGTACAAGGCTGGCATTGACGATCATTTCAATGCCACTAGCCAGAAGCGCTCGGCGGCGTATGATACGCGCGGTCGCGAGCAGACGGAAGGCTACGCGTACGGTCGCGAAATGCGTGGTTACGCTCACGACGATAACAACCGCGAGGACACGCAATCGTTCACGGCGGGCGAGAGCGCCAAGGATCGCGCAGCTACTGCGGCCAACATACAGGCGCAGATTGAAGGCAGGCACGAGGACGCGCAGACGAAAGCCGCCGCACGTATGCAAAATTTCCTGAACACGCCTGCCGGTACGCGCATGTACCAGCAGACGACGGACACGATGAAACAGAACGATGATATCGTGAACCAGATAAATTCGTTCATGGAACTTAACGAGGCGCATCCGAACGCCACTGGCGGCTTCATTATGAACTCCGCTCCCGAGTGGATCGCGCGTAACATGTCGCAGTCCACTCAGGCGATGGATGCGATTACAAACAAGATCGCACCGCTTATGCGCCAAGCGGGGCAGGGTTCCATGTCCGATAGCGACCTTAAGAAGTTCGAACGTTCCGTGCCGAACGTACGTAACCTCATTGGCGCGAACCGCCAAACGGCTGCGCGGCTCAAGGCGGGCATGGCGCGCATCAACGATTTTGAACTGCACAAGCTGCAAGCCGCAGCGGAAGGCCGCCAAGTGCAGTTCCTTCAAGAATGGAACATGTACAAGAGCCAAGTTCCGTTTGAGAAGGGTATCAGCTTCGACGACTGGAAAAGCAGCGTACCGCAGTACGGCGCAGACGGGAAGCGTAAGTAATGCCTCTGGTCAACACTCCAAACGGGTCGTTCTACATTGACGACAACGCTTCGCCGGATGCTATTGCAGCGGCGAAGCAGGATTTCATGCGTACGCATCAGCGTAAGGTGAGCGCCGCGCCACCGCCGCCTAAGCTGAGCGCGGAGCAGCAGGAAGTACAGCGCCGCGTAGCAGCGGGGCGTAAGGTTAACCAGAGCGGTATCTTTGGTGAAACCGGCGCTGGCATACTGCGCAAGGCTGCGCAAGGTTTCACGTTCAACCTCATGGACGAAGGTATCGGCGCGGCGCATGCGCTTGGTAAGGTGTTCCAAGGCAAGGACGCCATGGAGCGCGAGTACCGCATCGCGCGCGATACCGAACGGCAACTCAACGAAACACAGGCGAACGGCACTGGCGGAGCCATTGCGGAGATTGCTGGCGCACTTGCCAACCCTATCGGAACCGGCGCGAAAGCGTTGCAGTTCATCGGCAAGGCAGGCAAGTTCGCGGCCCCGGTCGCCAAAATCGGTCAACGGCTAGAGCGCGCACCGGCTGTTGTACAGGGAATTGCAGCCGGTGCGAACCAAGGCGCGCTGAACGCCGTAGGCGCAGACGAAAGCGCAAACGGCGTAGGCGATCTGGTAACGCGCGCCGGACAAGGGGCAATCGCGGGTGGTATCGGTGGTGGCGTGCTAGGCGCTGCTACCACCGGTGTCCGCAGGGCTGCGCAAATTCTGTCGGATCGCGCGCCTGCTGCCGCCGAACGTGTCGCGTACGGTAAAATCGGCAACATGCTCGAAAGGGCTGGGGTCACGCCCGCCCGCGCTGAGCGCGAGATTGCCGTTACCAACGCACGCGGCGGCGATGCAGTACTAGGCGATATGTCGCCCGGCCTTGCAAGCCAGACTGGCGCACTCGCTAAGCGCCCCGACGTTGCTCCTTCCAACGACATGATTAAGCGGTCGCGCGGGCGGCTTGCGGATCGGGGCGAACGGTTCGATGCGGAACTACGCCGCCATGTCGGTAACGCCGACGCGGACGCGCACATTGACGCGATCAACGCCGCGCGCAAGGGGCAGGGTAAGGTCGATTACGAGCAAGCGCTCGACGGCAAGTTTCACTGGAACCAGCAGCTACAGGATTTCGTGGACAAGGCCGATCCTGAAATTCACGACGCGTTTCGTAAGGGCGCGCACCTTGCCAGTCTGCACGATCAGGACATTGCGCAGCTAGGCATGAAAATTGGTGAGGACGGGAAGCCGATTATCACCAGTACTACGCCGTCCATGCGTGTGTTCGATTACACAAAACGCGCTATGGATACGAAAATCGGCGCTGCGCTACGCGCGGGTGACGAACCTCTCGCGGCGGGCCTGTCCAATCAGCTTGGCAAGTTCAAGCAGATGATTATGGGCGCTAACCCGGATTACGCCCCGGCGCTCGCCAAGCAGCGTGACGCATTCGAGCGTGTATCTGCTACGCAACTCGGCCTCGACGTTGTAAGTCGTATGCGCAAAGAACCGCGCAAGGTACTAAAAGAATTGCAAGCGCTCGATCCTTCGAAACATGCCGACGCGCGGCAGGGTATCGCGGATGCGCTTATTGACCTTCGTACTCAGAAGGTCGATCCTGTCGCGTTCTTGCAGAGCGTGTCGCGTTCGCCGGAACAGCGCAAAATTCTCGAATTTATGTTCAACGGCAAAGGCAACCTTGGCCGGTTCCGTCGCTTCATGGATCGCGAAACCCGTACTGCCGATACAGACAAGTTGGTAGCGCCGGGGTACCAGTCGGCTACGCACGCGTACAAAATGGCCGATGAAAGCCTAGGCGCTGGCGACGATCTTATGGGGATCGCGGAGCATGGTTTGCGCGGTGGTGCATTCGGCGGCCCTGCCGGTGCCTCGGCGGGCATCACACGCAAGTTCATGGACCTCAAAAACAACATGTCGCCTAGCGCTCTTGACGCCATGGCGCAGGCACTTATGAGTGACGGCAAGGGGGTAGCCGAAAAGGTTTCGGCAGCGCGCACGTACGCCAAGGTGCGGAAGGCGCGCAACGCCAAGTACGCTATCAAGGCGGCGAAAGCGGGCCAGCAGCCTTTCACCGACTACGCGGGGGAGTAGTACATGCCTTTCGACGCATCAGGCAATTTCACGCGGAACTACAATTTCGAACAGGACCGCGATAACGGCATCAAAATCCTCGCGTCGCGCGTGGACGGCGAGTTCGACAACTTCGCCACAGGCATGAACTTGGTGTTCTTCCGCGACGGTCGCGTGCCGATGCAGGCCGACTTGCGCATGAACATCAACCGCATTACCGGCATTGCGGACGGCAGCGCGGCATCCCCGGCGCTCAAGTTCAATACCGACGCCAGCACGGGACCGTATCTTCCCGGCCTTAGCCAGTACGGTATTTCAGTCAATGGTACGCAACGCGCGGTGTTCAACACCACCGGCATGACGGTTACTGGCGATGCGTCGGCCACCACGTTCACCGAAGGCGGCACGCTGCTGTCGGCCAAGTACGCGCAGAAAGCCGCGCCTACGTTCACCGGCATTACTGTGTTCAAGAACGGGCAGACGGACACGTACGCACTTTCTGCGCAGTCACAGCTTCGTTTCGAGTTCAATACTGGCGGGTACGCCCATGCCGTAGTTTCGCGGCACAACGTTGCGGGGGCGGCTAACAACGCGCTCGACTTCTGGCTTAACAACGGTACGCTGGCGGGCGATCCGTCTATCAAAGCTGCTACGCTAGACGCATCGGCGGGCCTTACGGTCAACGTCGGCAGTGTAACCGCTCCGATTGTAGCGTCCGCGCCTGTTGCTGGCGGCGGGCTGTTCATCGGGGCACGCAACGGCGGCAGTCCGTCCGGTATCATCTATGCCCCAACGCCGGGGGATATTCGCATCAACAACGGTGGCGGCGCGGACTTGCTTACCGCGAATGGCACTACTGTTGATTTCAAGAACCATACGACGCTGTATCTGAACGCGCAAAAGATACTTATGCAGCATGATGGTAGCAACGGTTTTTTCCGTTCGCAAACCGGTGGGCTGTACTTGGGTGGCGGCGGACTATCATCGCTAGTCCTTACATCGGGCGGTGACATACAATTTCCGATAAACGGTAAGAAGATGTTTTTTACCGATACTGGTGCATCGAACCCGTACTTCTCAGCGGAAGCTGGCGGCAACTTCGCGTTTTATACGACCAGCAGCACAGGTACGTTCATTTCGGCGTACCATGTTTCCACCCGTGCCGTCGGCACGCCGACGTTCTTTTTCGACGTGCCGGTGCAGTTGCCTCCCGGCTCTGTTGCCGTTACTCAAGCGGCAGGCGATGCTACCACGAACATTGCCACTACGGCGTTCGCGGATCGGTTGCGCGGCCTGCCCTCGCGCACCGTTGCGGGTACCACGCTTGTCGTTGCCGACCGTGGCGGCATGGTCAAATCGTCCGGCGCTGTAACGGTTCCGGCCAACGTGTTCGCGGCGGACGACGTGGTAGTGGTGTACAACAACAGCGGTGTTGCCATTTCGCTTACGCAAGGCGCGTCCCTCACGCTGCGGCAGTCCGGTACTGCTAACACGGGTACGCGCTCTATCGCGCAGCGCGGCTTCGCCACTATCACGTTCATTTCGGCCACTGAGGCGGTCGCCAGCGGGGACGTGTCCTAATGTCTGGCGTACTGGCAGCGCGCGTTGGTAGCGGTAAGCCGTTTGTGCCTGTAGTTCACACTCTTACAGGTGCGGGTACAGAAACAGTGCCTATGGGCGCAACGTCTGTTACAATCGAAGTGTGGGGGGCAGGCGGACATGGCGGCGCGGGTTCCGGCGCGTCCAACACGGGCGGCGGTGGCGGCGCTGGCGGCTATTCCAAATCAATTTACGCCTGTTCGGGCGGGCAAACCATAGCCTATTCAGGCGGCGCAGCAGGGCTTGGGGCCGGGGGCAGTTCAAGCGCCAGTAGTGGCACGCTTACTATCAGTACTATGACTTGCGGTGGCGGTACTGCGGGTAACTCTGGCGGTTCCGCAGGCGTAGGTGGAACGGCCTCAGGTGGCAACACGACCAATACCACAGGTAGTTCGGGCCAGACCGGTACCTTAGGCGGCGCTGGCGGTGGCAGTATCTACGGTTACGGGGGTAACGGTGGTACGGGGTCTATTGACCAAGGCACCAGCGGCGGCCCCGGTACAGTACAGTTTTCGTACACGTAACGCGTACACTACGGGGCAGGGGGAGTACATTGGCGGGGGATAGCATGGATGCGGAAAGCCGCGTGAAGCTGGCCGAAATCGGCGGCGACATTAAGCGCATTTTCGACTTCATTACAAGGCAGGCACAGGATCAGGCGCGCGTCGATCAGCGCTTGAACCACCATGGTGAGCGCCTTACCGCAGTCGAAGCCCATATCAACAAGAGCGCTGGCGAAGCGCAGGGCGTTGGTAAGACGGTGAAGGTTATGTGGGCCGTACTTGGCGGCTCAGGCGGCGTAATCGTGGCGGGCGTTGCCGCGATCATCGCACGGGCACAGGGGTTGTAAACATATGGGATGCGTTACTCGGGTACTGCCGCACAAGTTCAAGCTACCGGCGCTCGGCACGCCGCGCGTAATCACGATCCATTGCACGGCAACGCCGGAAGGTAAGCACTTTTCGGCTGAACAGATTGTCGCCATGGACGTGCAGACGTACCACCAGCCCTCGTACCACTACGTTGTAGAACTCGACGGCTCTATCGTGAAGTGCCTGACGCTTACCGAAAAGGGTGCGCACGTACGGAACCACAATACCAGCAATATCGGCATCGGCTATGTTGGCGGTGTGGACGTGCCCGGTAAGAAGGGCAAACCGAAGGACACGCGCACCCCGGACCAGAAGGCGGCGCTGCGCGCGTTGGTCGCGGAGTTGCGCCGGGGGTACAAAACCATTACCACCGTCAAGGGTCACAGGGATTGGTCGCCCGACCTTGACCATGACGGCGTAATCGAACCGCACGAGTGGATGAAGGTCTGCCCGTGCTTCGACGTGGCGACACAACTTTAGGGGAGTACGGAACATGCAGGGTAAGTTCAAAGGGTACAAGACGTACATCGTGGCGGGCCTCGCTATTCTCGGCGCGGTCGCGGGGTACCTCGACGGCGACCTCGGCAAAGTGGCGGCGGGGCAGGCCATTCTCACGGCGGTCCTCGGGGTCACGATCCGCCACGGGATCAAGACGGACCTCGCCTCTTAAAATCGACGGCAGGCCGGTTTTCCGGCCCGCTCAGAAGGTCTAGGCGCTTCCGGGTGTCAGACAGCCAGAAACGAGAGAAGGCCCTAGGATCGCACCCTAGGGCCTTTTTCTTATACGTCGGCTTCCGATATTCCGGGTCCGCTTGGCCGGGTCCGCTTGGCCGGGGCCGCCATGGCCCGCTCCGCGTCCCGTAGTACTTTCAGTCCTGTGTCCAAGTCGGCCAGCATCGCCCTGTACTTCGTCATAGCTTGCTTGTGACGTATGTAACACCCCGGCTTATCTTCGCCCGTTTTGATCCAGCGGGCAATCTTTGCACGATCCCGGTTCACCACCTTAATGGACAGTTCAAGCCCCGGCCATGCAACACCATTGTATGCCATAGTACAGTACCTTTCAAAGAGCCGTACCCAAACCCTGAGTACGCATGCAGTGTACCATAGGTACTGTACTACGGTCAAGTACCCCCTACTTCATCTGCGCGATGATTGTACTCCAACTCGCCTGTTCATCGGCTCCGTTCAGCGCGTCCACGATACAGTTCGCCGCATCCGGGTGCACCGCATCGGCGTAATGCGCGCCCTCGAAAAGCACTTGCTTGCCTAGCGCCTGAAAGCGCTTTTGCGACGGGCTGGCGGCGGGTATCCCCGGCAACCCTCGCTGCACCGGCTCTGGCGGCACTATCCCCGGCAAGACTGCTTGGCAGTCCCGGCAAGTGCATTCGTCCCCGTGATCTACGCGCGATACTTCCATGACTTGTACTCCCCACCCTCTAGCTTGCGCCACACGTACCACTCCAATAAGCACTGCTCGACCTCTGCATTAGACAATCCGCAGTACCCTCGCTCGCAAACACGTGTGACACACTCTGCGAGCGCAACCGATAGTTCATTGCAATCGAAGCCGCACAGCGCCAGTGCACGGCGCAACCGCGCATTGCTGGCCTGCCACAGCAAGTCGTAATTCTTGTACGTCATATCGTGCCACAGCCTGCCGCTGTCGTACTTCTCGACGTACTCTAGGAACTCCCCGAACTTCACGCCAGTAAGTCCCTTCCCGCCTCGTACAGCCGCCTACGGGCTTCCCATTGCGCTTTCAGGCCGGGGTACTTGTCTCCGTACCATTCGATCAGCTTGGCGCAGCCCTCATAATCCTCTTTCGAGGGGAAGCGCTCAAAGTATGTCGGGCAACGTCTGTCCATGGCTATCCCCCGTAGGTGCATGCGCCGCGTGTAGCTTGGCGATGTACTCAGCAAACTCGACACTATTAACCAGATGCTCAGTGTTGCACTGGTCACACCAATAGCGCACAAGTACATACGGCGTTCCTTCGCCTAAGTCCTTACCGCAGCATTTCATTACCACCGTCTCCCGCATGTACTGCAATACGCCTCTACGCGTACCGGGTTAGTGTTTAGTTCGTCGCTGTACCCTACCTTCATGGGCGGGTGCACAGGCACAAAGTGGCACTCGACGCATCGGGGTTTGGGAAGGTGTTCGCCGCATAGTTGGCATTTCAGCGTATCGAACTGTACTTCTCTCAAGTGCGACTTAGGATGCTTGCACCGTCTTTCGGTCATAGTCCTAGCCCTTCTAGTGGATTGGTACCGTACAGCCCCATACCACGTAACTGTTGGTACTGGCGTAGCGCCGACCGAAACCGGGTTTGATCGTCGCCGTTCTCGCCTAAGTTCGTGAACATGAGTTCATCGGTAGTATTCCGTGTAAGTAGAGAGTGTATCCCGACAATGTTCTTTTGCCCACTTCTCGCAAGCCTTGCGTTCGTCTGCAAGTAGCGCTCTAGGCTCCACAACATAGTGAACCATACTAGATGGTGCCCCCCAAATTGTAAGTTCAAGCCGTGCGCCGCGCTCTGAGGGTGAATTAAAAGAATAGGTATGTAACCGCCGTTCCATTGGTCAACTATCCTTTCCGCGTTCTTCTGGCCGAAGCAAGAATACGCCATGCCTTCCTTGTCGAACCGGGCTTTCAGTCGCGCCAGATCATGCTTGAAGTAATACGGCACTAGAACGTTGGCGTTCAGCATGTCGATTAGTTCAATACACTTATCCAGCTTGGCATCGTGAAGCTGTACCCAATCCTTCTTACCGAACTCGTCTGTACGGTAGATCGCACCGTTCGCGAACTGCCAGCACATCATAGACTTAGCGCCGCCATTCTGCGCCATGATAACGTCTTTTTGCAGTTCAAGGATCGCTTCGGCCTCTAGCATGTCGTACTGCGGCCTGAGTTCGGCGGGCATGTCCACGTAATGCTTGTGCGACGGCGGCACGGGCGCTTGTCGGTTCTTACTGGCATCACCGATGGTCTGCGGGAGTACGCCATAATCTTCGGCGTTCAACTCCACAGTAATGTCCGCAATCAATTCGTGTATCCGCTCGGGCGCTCCGTTACGAGCCTGCCAATCGGGGCGGCTTTCCGTCTCTTCTTCATTGGCTTCGTACTTGTGTACGTGTTCCGCGACTTGCTGTGTTTTGTGGAAGAACCGGTTGCGGTACGTATCGAACTTGCGGTGCAGACGTTCGCCATGATCGATTAGGTAGAACGGCGACCACAGGTTCATCATGCTTTGCGGCGATGGAGTACCCGTCAGCACGCCGCTGCGCACGAACCTGTGAGGCGGCACCCGGAGAATGTGACCGTCTGCATCCTTACCCCACGGGCGGCCCGTAATAGGATCGCGTAAGTGCGCCTGTGTGCCGTAGTTTGAGAGGACGCGAAACCGCTGCGAACGGTTGTCCTTGAACATGCTGCTTTCGTCTATCAGCATGGCGTCAAAATGGCCCCACTCGCCGCGTAAGTACTTGTGTAGCCATTTTAACCCTTCCGGGTTAATCAGGTACACGTCTGCCGGTCTAGCGAGCGCGAACGCGCGGGCCTTTTCATCGCCCCGTACTAGGCTGAAAGTCAGGTGGCGCGTGTGCGTCCATTGCTGCGCTTCCTGCCGCCACACGGTTTCGCACACCTTGATAGGCGCTACCAGCAACACGGGGCGCTTTGTAATGCCGTGCGCTTTCCAGTTCACTATGGCGGTAAGGCCGATGATCGTCTTACCTAGGCCCATATCAATGTGTACAGCTACGCCATTCCGGCGCTCCCATTGCACGAACTGGCCGGAAGCCATATCGCGAATAGGGTACCCTTGGTACAGCTGATACGCGGCCCTAATCTGGTACGCACGCATGTGATCGCCCGTGCGTAGCAGATCGCCGGTAATGAACTGCGGTTGTGTCACTTGGCGCGCTTAATCCGCCAAAAACCGAACGCCTTTTGCTGGCGCGCAACGTTCTTTGCAACGCCGCGTCCGCATACCGCGTACGAGTACCCACGATACGGCACAACAGCCATATCAACCTTGCGTATGTTACGCACGCCCGCCATGCCCGAACTGAACCTAAAGTTGTTCGTGGTACCTTTTTGTACTAGCATAGTCACTACCCCCTCAGTTTGGAATAACCAGCCCGCCCGGTGGCAGGATGATTTTCTTGTTCTGGCGCTCCACGTGTTGTTCGATTACTCGACGCATCATCATAGTAAGCAAATCGAGCGGAACCGTCACAGCAGCGCTTCCGGCAACTTCGTTACCAAGAGATACAGTAACGTTCGTGTCGAGCATTTCCTGCGGCATGTCCGCCGACAACTCGACAAACGTGGCGATGCTATCCTGTCCCTTGCTGTGCAGTACCACGCGGATGAATGATCCCGACATTGTTTATGCTCCCCTAGCTGGGGCCGGTCCCCACTGTTCGGTTACAACAATGTCGTGCGATAAGGTACAGTTGGAATGCGCCGGGTTGACCGTACCGCTGATACGCACCTTATGGCCTTGGTCTTTCAGGTACTCCGCAAGGTGGCGCGCGAGCACGCTCTTACCAGCCCCACGCGGACCCTTCACGCTAATCTCTATTGACATTACTTAATCCACTTCGTCTCTTCTAGCAGTTTATGAACTAAAGCGCTCACCTTTTCGACGGTATCGCAATACTCCCGTACATCCAAGCCGCGAGCGCGCCAATCGTTCGCTACAGCTACTTGCAGCGGGCGCGGTTCTTCGCCGGGACGTTTGAGTTCAACGAACGTAGGCGGACGCGGGGCGTACTTCGGCCACAGGATCATTCGATCCATAGGGCCGTTGTACCCCGGCGTACGCAGCTTAAGTACTTTGAAGCCGTGACGCTCCAAGCGCTTAAGCGCGTCCTCTACTACGGCCTCTTTCACCGCCCCGCCAGTTCGAGAGTGTACCCCCACGCACGGCACAGCGCGCCGCAGTAGGCGATTTCGGGCGTAGCGCCGAACGCGAACTTTTCCATCTTCAAGCCGCCGTCGCGCCACAGGGCAAAACCGGCAGTGCATTTCAGATCGCTTGTCGTGTTAGGTAGTTCCTGCATGTACAAGAACCACTCGGGGCCGGGGTGGTACACCTTCGCCTTATCGTAGTACAGCGACGTTGTAACCACCATGCCGGGGTACGGATTGCTGCGGCCAAGGAACGTTTGCATTGGTTCCAAAAGCGCGCGCTGCATCCTGCCGTCAAGGTGAATGTCGGACGCCGTAAGGGCTTCGTACTCGGCAGCAAGACCGTACAGGATACCAGACGTTGTAGGAACTGACACCATGATTAGAACTCCAAGCTGTTATCTAGGCGCGACCGGCGCGTTACGTGGATCGCGTACAACGGTCTGAACGTCTCGTTGCCGGGATGCTGCGAATAGCGATGCACGCCCGGTTCGCGTTCGTACACGTACCATTTCTGTGTCGCGTACGGTAAGCGTATAGTTGCCTGCCAGCGAAAGCCGGTTTCTGTCATTGAACACATTACAACCGCCCCCTTTCGATGATGTACGGAGCGCCGCCACCAGCGCGGGTGAATATCTCATACGAACAGCCCTTGCAGCCCATGGCGTGCATTCCTAGCTGTTGGCGGGCGTCGATTTTTAGCTTCATGCGGTCGCCCTCTAACGCGTTCGCCCATGTGTCCTTGTGTATCTCGGCTTTCAGTTGCACCGTGATATTGATAGGGTTGAACGTGTCCTGTTCGACCGGGTAGGATCGCGCGACGTACGGGATGGTTTTGTCGCCCGATGGAAACACAGGGTCCGGTACCAACCTGAGTACCACGAACACGGCTCCCATGGGCTTAGCCTTTTTCGCCCACGTTTCGAAGCAATGTTCCTGCCCGGCCTTATCGTACCGGTTCCACAAGTCCTCATCGTATTCGACAAGGTAGCAGGGTTGGCCCGCATGGTTCTCCACGATCCGTGGCGAACTCGCCACAGGCCGCGATGTTTCGGCATTCATTGTACATTTCCCTTCCCTAGCAGTTACTTACCGTACCGGACCATTTCAGCGCCTTCCGCTTCCACCGGCAGGTCCGTAATCCACGGTGGTAGCATACACATAAGCTGTACAAGATGGTCGCTACTGCCGAAGCCGTCGTCCGGCAACGTAATAACTTCGTCGTGTACTAGCCCAACAACCGGGTATCCGGCTTCGTCAACGTTCAAAGCCCCAATCGCGCACACGTCACGCGCCGTGCCCTGAACAATGTTTTCAACTAGCTTTCCGCCGTAAGTATCCTCACGGTAAGACTTGCCGCCCCACTCCGTACGGAAACTCAGCTTCTCGACTGTACGACCAAATCGTTCCCCAAGCCGAATTTTCGGTCGGTAGTAAGCAATATGGCGTCCGCTCGGCAGAGTGCAAATAAGCCAGTACCGTTCGGTGTCAAGCCGATGTACATGGAAAGTAACACCGGTACCGGTAAGCCCGAACTGTTGCCCCTCATTAGCAGTGGCGAGTATTGCGGCTTTTTCCACGCGCGCCCATATGCCAGTTGTGTAGTCGGCAATCTCAGGGTGAGCGCCCCTGTACTTTTTGACAATTTCATCGGCTTCCTCGCGTGAAATAATCAAGTCAATGTTATCACAGTACTCCACGAACGTGCGACCGCCGACGCCGAAGCCGCAACCTAGCTGCGCGGACTTGGCTTTCTGCCGGTGGCCTTCCCATTGTTTGAGTACTTTGGGCTTGCCGTTCTTGATTGTAATGCAATCCTCATACGATCCCATCAACTGCGGATACATGTACTGCGCCGCGAACCGGGTGTACACGTCGTCACCGTTGCGAAACGCTTCCAGTACCCATAGGCACCGGGCGAGCCATACCAGCACGCGCGCTTCGATCTGCGCGTAGTCGCCTGACACAATCCGCGTGCCCTTGGGAGCCGCGATAAACCCCCTCATAGCCTTCGCCAGAGCGCCTAGGGGACGCGGGAAGCGCAGTCCGGCCTCAAACACCCATTCAGGGATCGCGGGCATTTCGTCGAGCGGCGGGCCGCCGTTATGGCCCACCATGCCGGGGTTGCTCCACCACGGCCCTTCTAAGTACTCGAAGATCGCTTTCAGTACGGCCATATCAGGCCGGGTGAAATTCTGCGGCTGGATACGCTTGGCGCTCCACCGTAGCGTGTGCGCGCCGCCGTACAGCAGCAACCCGCGAGCGCGCCCGTCGCTATCCGTACAGCGCACCATGGCGTCTAGCTTCTTGATCGACGCTTTTGACGTTTCAAGCCGTATGCTGATTACGTCCTGCAAGTCGGCGGGCAAGTCGTCAAGCACCACGCGCTTTAGCGTCTTACTGCGCAAATCGCCTAGGTCGTCAATTTCCTCACGTTGTTTGATGTACTCAAGTATCTTATCGCGCTGTGTGGGGTTGACGCCTGTAATCTCGTTGAACCGGGCAGTATTGATTTGCGTGTAGTACTCCGAGAACTGTATGGCGCGCTTTACAGATACGGTATCAATAGGCAGACCCCGCGTGTTAATGCGAAAGTCCAAATCCCACACCCGTTGCTCGAAATCAGGTAAGTCAGGTAATACCCTATCAATGCCATGCTCAGTAAGAACATCGTCAATGCAATAAGCCTTACCCTTCGCGTATAGTTCCGGCTGTTCATGTGGTTCATACCACATTTCCTTGATTATGCCTAGTTTCTTCGCGCCCTTGTACTTACGCGGCTTGCAGAAGTTGTTTATGAACTCCTTGCCCGCTTCGTTCTTTAGGAAGTTCAGTTCAAGGTCACTTGCGGAGCCTTCAAGACTGGCGCGGATACCCCAATACCGCGACCGGGCGGCAGTACATGACCAATGCCGGGGCATGGGCCAGCCCCACTGACATACCAAAATCCAGAACGCAATCGCCTGTTCGAACCGCGCATTGTGTGCCACGAACTTGTCGCCGCGCTCGTGCGCCTCATGCCACCAATCGGGGCAGGGCGGCTTGTACGAGTTCAGCAGTAGGCTGTCCGGCTGTTGCGCCGGGAAGCGCGTTGCCGCGTAATCTGGATCGGCGAAGAAGTCGAGCAGCCCCGGCAGCATGTCTTTGCCGTCCGTGAAATGTGCGAGCATTAGGGGGCTTGTACTAAAATGTTGTGCGTAGGCGTCCCCGCCGATTTTCGGCAGGTCGGCCAGCGACCGTGTTTCAAAGTCTAGGTGAGTTCGGTACACGCCCGCTGGCCTTCCCGTCAGAACTTGCCGGTGTTCAGGAAGTTCGCCGCCGCCGCGCACGCATCCGCCGTATCGGTCGCCACAGCCTCGAAAGACTGCGCCACCTTGACCGTCTGCGTGGCCTCGATCACGTACCGGATATTCCCGGCTAGTGCGAAGCCGTTGCTCACCTGACGCACGTTCACGTCATAGTGCGGCACGGTGCCCGCGATTGCTTCCTGAAACGTTGCTTCGTCCATTACTTGTTTTCCTTTCCTGCTGCGCCAAAGACATTGACATGACCGGTAAGCAGGCGCGTATGCCTACCGGTAATCTTTTCCCACACAAGCGCGCAAATGTCGCGCCAAGTTGGGATATACGGTGTTCTCATTCCTGTCATGCTTGTACCCCTTAAAGCATAGACGGCAGGCCGCCGCCCAGTGCGCCGAAACCCGGAACCGCAGTGTTAACGGGCGTAGCGCCCGGTGGCGGTACGATACCGGCGAGTGCGTCGAACTGTGACTTGGCATCGGGACGACCGCCGCCACCGAGCCGTTCGCCGTCCCATGCTTTCTGCACGTTGTTCAGGCGCACGCTGATGTAGCGCTTGCCGCTGTACTCGGTGCCGAACATGATACCAGACGCGCGGGCGAAGGAACCACTGTACACGTCAACCGGGAGCAAATCCTCGCGGTTCGGGCCGATGATACCGGGCTGTCCGCCCTGCGGTATCCACTTGGTAGGATCGGCGGGGTTGCGTACCATCTTCGCCTTCGATTTGATCGAAAGGTACACATGGCCGCGCAGTTCTTCCTTACCCTTCGTATTGTGTTCGGGATTGTCGCCGTCGCGAAGGAAGGGCTGTACGTGAAAGAAGTTCGGATCGTACGACCCTACGGGCCATTTCAGGTCGCGCGCCTGCGCCGCCAAAGTACGGAGCGGGATAAGCGACGTATCCAGTTCCGCCTTCGGCCACATAAGCGTAACCTTGTAGTGCATAATCGGCGCACCCGTTTCCGGGTCGAACTTCGGCTTCGGCGGGTTGCCGTCCGTGTCCTGCTGCGGCTCCGCAAGGCTCTCGAATACCACACGCCCGATAGGCGTAAGGAACTCGATGAACTTCGGCTCGTTACCAGTTCTACTCATAGCAATACCGTTCCATTCTGCTGATTGCCGGGGCCTGTAATTGCACCGAACTCACTACCCCGCTTGTGAGCCGGTCGCGCGTCTGTAGCCCGTTCGAGTGTCAGGCCACCTACGTTCTCTTTGACGTACTCGGAAACATGGTTTTCCCATACTTGCTTCCATGCGCCACGCGGTAGGTTGTTCGCGCGGCTCCACGCCTTAATCAAATCTTCCACGCCCTTAACGCTCAGTGGCGATTGCGTGTACATTTTGTGTTCCGGTACATTGAATACGTCCCGCAGTACGCCTCGTACCGGCGCGTATTCTCCGAACTCGCGATCCTTACGGCCTTTGACGCATTTGTACCCGCGCAAGTTGCGGTCCATCTGCATAATACGCACCATGGCCGCCTTGCGCAGTTCATCGCGAATGCCTTGCAGAATGTCCGCGTGATCCAAAGCCTGCGCTAGCTGTTCGTCGGTTAGTGCGTTCACGTCGGCGGGGAACCACGCATCGGCAGCTTCGCTCTGCGCGTACTCTAGGAACGTGGCACAGTTACCACGGTGGGGGCAGTACGACTTTTTGCAGTGCTTACCCGCCACGAATATGCTTTCGTTGGCGATGCTCCACGCTATCTGCGCACACCACTCAGTAATGTCAGCTTCGGTAACGGTATATGTACGTATCGGGCCGTCAATATGTGACGCATTAGGCTGCAAGACGGTGATGTAATAAACAGACCTTGGACCGTACTTGGCGATTGCCCCAAGCAGGTAAGTAAGCATCTGTTTGTTCTTCTCCACGTCCACGACCACGTAGCCATTTTTGTAATCGGCAACATGTAGAACGGACGGCGATACAAATGTAATATCGGCAGTTCCGAACTCACCGGTCTGTGGTATGTCATACGACTGCTCCGCGTACACCTTGCACTCGGGGCCGTAGAGCGCACGCTGCTGTGCAATCCACTCCATCACGTTTGCAAGGTTTTCGTTCAAGTCCTCGTCCTCTGTAACCGGCTCCATAACGCCGAAGAGGATAGCTGTTTCAAGCTGATCGTGTGCGTAATCACCCTTAGTACTGGCATCACTTTCGTCGTTGGGGTACAACTGTGCGGCCAGTGAAGAACCGGGACACGAACCCCAGCGTTCGGCAGCGCTCGGGGGCCGCCTCTTCGCATGTGCCTTAGCTGGAATGTTCATGTCCCGGTCCTAACGCTTACTTGGCCTGTTCGGGGCCGTTGTCCGACTGCGGCAGATTGGTACGACGGCGCTCTGCCAACGCGTACCCTTCAAGCAGCCAGATTTTGTCGAACGCGTTGCGGTACGCGATGCTGTCGCCAATCTCGCGGTTGTAATTCGTAGGATCGACGCACGCGCTCTCGCCGGTTACGTTGAAGCCGTTGCGCAGCGTGAGTACGCAAATGGTAAGCACGCCATGGTACAGGTAATCGACGGCGACGATTGCGGCTTCAAGGTCCGCTTTCGTGACACGTTCACCGGTACCTTGCTCAATAGCTTCGGCGGTCTGTTCTTCGTTCAACATAGTACTTGGTGTTCCCTTCTAGGGCTTGAGGATTTAAAGGTGTTCTTGCGGCGTAAGCAAGTACTGCACCTTACGGCGCGCAATGTCCGTAAGATTTTCCGCATCGTCCGCCATGGTGTCGGGGATAGCGGTATTCGCTTCTTCGAACTGTGCTTTAGGGCACCAGCTTTCGTACCCATCGGGGTACACCACCATGTAGCCTTCGTCGCCGGGATGATCCGGTACGTCGTGGCCTTTGGCATCGCGGAACTCGCCATGCGTCATAGGTGTGGCCTCGACCAGCTTGACGCCGATGTACTTGGGCATAATTGCACTCTTCTTTCTACGCGCGCACGCGCGAGGGGTTTTAGATGATCGAAGCCGGGGTAGCGGCGGGCTGCTGTTGCGCGGCAGCGGCAGCGGTGAACTGCTGGATTACTTGCTGGAACCGGGCGTACAGTTCACCGTACTGGTGCGGCTGTGTTTCCGGCAGAGCATTGATCCCCATCGCGGCCATTTGCTGCTGTAGCGCGGCCTTGATGTTCGGATCGCCGATGTGCGGAGTAATCAGCGTCGTCAGCATGTCCGCCGTCGCCGGGGGATAGCCAACGGGCTGCTGAGCGCCGCCAAGCACGCCAAGCCCGCCAGCTTGCGCCTGAGGCTGTGCGAGCGTCTGAGGCTGGTGCATAGCCTGATTGGCCTGCTGCTGCTGTGCGAGCGGCTGAGCGGCCACAGCGGCGACGTTTGCCCCGCCGCCAGCCAGAAGCCGGTCTAGCTTCTCTTCGATGCGTTCGAGAATGCCTGTCATTGACTTGTACCTTTCCTTGATTGACCGCTACATGCGCGCCAGTTGGTACCCGTGCTTAGTACTTGTAATCTCACCTTGGAACTTCATTTCTGTTAGCGCCTTGGTGATACGGGCCTTACTGACATTCGGCAGGAGCGCGGCGAGTTCCTGCTGATTTACGAACGGGTGAGCGCCTAGGATCGCACGTATAGCTACCTTGGCGTCTTGACGCGCGGCTGTAAGCCAACCGCCCCGCTCAGCATCAAAAGTCATGTCCACTTCGTAATCATGCGGTACGTCGCGACCGCTTATGTACAGCTTGCGACTTTCGTTTTCGTCCTGTACACCACGTCTGCCTTTGATGGAGATTACACCATCGGAGCCGCCAGTATTACCAGCACTACCTGTCACGTCCTCTAGAAAGTCGGCGCTGTCGTTACCCGCCAAGCCTTTCTTTTCGTGCGTGACCGGAATTATAAGTACTTCCTTGCGGGCCGCCAGCTTGGTTATCGGCATCATCGCTTCATAGTCGCGAGCGTACACGTCACGGTTCGTACTGTGTCCCTTGAAATGGGCCAGTGTGTCGATCACTATCATCGAAGTGTTCGGGAACTGTTCTAGGTACTGCTCTAGCGCATCAACCCCGGCCTCACCCTTGGGGAACATGGCGAGCGTTTCAGCGGCCTCTTGCGGATCGGAAACGTACAGCTTGCCCTGCGCGTTCTCCGACATACCACCGGTCCAATACCGAAAGTTTGACAGATCGGGCGGGCATACGTCGAACGTCTGCAACGTACGAATACGCTCGCGTATGCGGCGCTCGTTATCTTCTAATCCTAGGAACAGTACATCGCCTTGTTCACAGTTCCATTCTAGGAACTTACTGCCTGTGGCAACCGCCATGCCTAGCTGTAGCGCCAGCCATGTCTTGCGCATCTTAGGGCGCGCGGCCAGAATAATGTTCCCGGTAGGTAACACGCCCGGTATGACGAACTTGGTGTTCTTGAACGTCATACGTTGCAGGTCGGCTAGTGAACGGATATTTTTGAAGTTGTATTTCGGGCGCGGGCTATCAATTCCCGGTAGCACGCCAGCTTGCACGCTATGTACACTCGGTTGTTCAATCGGCGTGAACTCTGTAACCGGCGCTTTGAGTACGTCCGCAAGGCGGATCGCGGCAGCTTCCTTGTCTCCATCGGTACAGAACTCCGCTATGACGCTTATGGGCGTGCGCCGCCCTTCCGTGGCGTCACCTTGGTCCGCTACCGCGAAGTCCTTGATACCAAGCGGCCACGGGTGGATTGTAAGATCTTCCTCGAAGATACGTCCTAGGTCGTTACTGGCAATGCGGTATCCCTCTTTATAGGGGCGTGCGTCAGGAAAGAATACTGGTACCCATTCCGGTATTCGTCGCATGGCATGGTCATTGAGCATCTTGTACTTGCGTTCATCCGCTGGATACTCCGTACTAGTCTTGCTTGCGAGCGTCCCGGTCGGTCGGTCCTGTGCCTGTAAGAGATTTTCATGTGCCGCAATAAACGCCTGTACTTGGGCCAGCTTGACCACGGAAAGATGATGCACATGCGCGAGAATTTTAGCTTTCCGGTGGGGCCTGTCCGGTACACTATCACCTTTCCGCGACCATGTACCGGGAACTCGCCAAATGCGCGCAGCATTAAAAACGGTAATATCGACTTTGACCGTTGCCGTACTGAACTTGGCGGAAAGGCACTTGAGGAACTTGTGGATCGCATCGCGTACTTCTTCCGTGTTCGGTTCGTTGATCGGGTACAGGATATGCGCGCCATTGCCGCTGTCATTGTACATGGGATCGCAAAAGCCGTACAGCAGGGACAGGTAGCCCATGATCTGTTGCGCCTTGGCGTGCGCCTCAGAGTGTTCCGCGTCGGTCGCGGATATGCCACTCGGGCGTACAGGGTCCACGTCTATCAGGAGCCAATGACGGCGCGTCACGTCGGGGTCCATGGACGTGACTTGCGCCCATGGCGTAATGCGGTTAGCGGAGCGCGCCAGTAGGTCCGGCTGTACCGGGTTAGGCGTCAGGTATATGCCTAGGTAGTCGCCTTCAAGGCCAGCTAGGGCGGTGGCGGCAGCGGCGGGGCTATTGAAGTACCCGGCGTCGGTACGCTTGCGGTTCTTGCCTAGCAGGCGGATTTCAAAGACGGACCCGGCCTGTACTATGGCCGCGATTGACGCCTCTAGTTCCTGATAGACATGTTGCGCCGACAAATCAGGCCCCCGCCTGTACGATCCCAAACCCCTCTACCTGTACCGGGAGCGCATGGTGTCACAGGCCCCTACAGCCTCGACCAGCGCCGGTATTCCGGCAGGCAGAACCTTCCCGTATGCCGGTGGCGGCGCTGCTGTCAACCGCTGATTAACGCTATCTGTGGATAACTCCCCGGCCCAACGAAAAGCCCCGCCCGGTTAGGAGCCGAGCGGGGCTTAGGGTTTGGATCGGCTCTCGCGGTGCCGTCTGTCCACATACGGAAGGGGCGGGAAGCCGTCAAGCCCCCGCCCCAACTTTTTAGTACTGCCGGGTCCGTTACAGGATCGAAGGCAGCGCGGCCTGCGCCTTGCTCTGCTTCACGCCGAGCATGATCTGCGCCGGTTCGATGTACCGCGTATCGCGCTGCTTTTCCAGAGCCTTACGGAGTTCGGCCTGCTCCGCCTCGGGCGCCGCAGCGACCTTGGCATCGATCTGCGCATTGAGGTACTTGATACCGTCGCCGCCGACTTCCTTGGTGGCGTCGGGGAAGCCGTACGGACGCGTGCCGCCCTTGCCGTTGTCCACGGTACGGCCCGCCGCCTTGTTGGCTTCGTACACGGCCCGCGTAACGACGTTGGTGACAGCCGCCACCAGCGGGTCTTTCGGCGCGCGGCTCTTGCCCTCGCCCTTCTTGCCCTGCTGGCGCAGTTCGCCCTTGAGCAAGTCGGCAATGGCCTCGCCGGCCTTTTCGAGCGGATTGAGCGCAGCCGGGGCCTCGCCAGTCGGGCGGTCGCCCTCGGGCTTGGGAACCGCCGTCTGCAACGGATCGGCGGCCTGCGCGGCGTCGTACGCGGCCCATGCGAGATACGGCGCACGCGCGGCCCGGTTGCGGACCATGGCGACGTTCACGCGGTTGGTAACGATCGTGCGCACCTGAGCCTTCAGGAGTTCCAGCCGGGCGTCCTGCGGGATCGCCGCCAGATCGATGCTGACGGTCTGGTTCTCGCCGCCTTCGGTCGTCGCGGTGTTGGCGACCTCGATTGCGAGGTTCAGGTCCGGCGCGGCTTCGGTGTTCGTCTGTTCGGTCATTTCAAAAACCCTTCCTTGTTTCCTTGGTTTACCCCGTGGGGTGCATCCCGTTTAGGTACTGTCGCATCCCCTGTCAAACGGAAAAATACAGGCGATGTTTCTTTATAGTACAGGCGGCAGCTTGCCCGGTTCGTCGTCCTCGTTATCCACAGGGCGCGTGCCGACGAACATGGATACGCCTTCCGGCAATCCTTCCGGCTGTACTTGCTGGAAGCCAGCGGCTTGCAGATGCTCGCCAAGTTCGCCAGCGTCGAGCGGGGCCGCGTCGATTTCGTCATGTACCTGAGTGTACGCTGTGCCGCGATTTCCGAATAGGTTCTCGCCAGTACCCGGCCAGCGCACGTACGTTGTGTTGTCGTCCGTCGTCGTGGCCTCAATGACCATGCCCGCCAGTGTGGGCGGCGCGTCGAACGGCAGGCCCGCCGACTTGAGTGTGTTAAGTACCACGAACAGCGAGCGTGCAATGGCCTTGATGTAATCGCCCCATGCCCCATGGAACTTGTTGAACTTGACGGCAAAGCGCCCACTCTCGACGTAGTACATAAGCGACACCATGCCGCCCGAACTTTCAAAGTGTACCACGTCGCCTGCGCCCGTGTTGCGCGCCCGGTTGACGTTGCGCGCCTTCCACGTGCGCTTGTCATTCTGCTGCATGAAAGCAGCGGCTATTTCAGGTCCGTTCATTACTTGGTCCCTTCGTCAGTTAATGCTAGTAGTACCAGCAACCCTACAAGCAACAGCACCGCATTAGGCCGGGGTGCCGTTGCTGATCGCGGGGCGGCGCTTGCCTTCCCACTTGACGGCGGTAGTAGGCAGGGCCGTACTGATCCGCTCGAATATCTCGACCGTATCCGAGTACTGCTGTACATACTCTTCGGCCTTGTCGCACGCCTTGCCATAATCATGTTCGGCGGCGATTACTTCGTGCTTGTCGTTTACTGTGTCCGCCTTGACTACTATGTATCTGCACATGTTCTCTGCTCCCTTGTTCTACTGCGGCCCACAACCGGACCAGTTTTAAACGTTCGTCGTGCATGTACTTGAGCGCCGCTAGGGCTTGCTCTAGTTCGCGTATGTCGCCCCGGATACTTGGCAACTTGTAAGCCGACTTGCGGCCTTCGTCTGTCGCCTTGCGTAACCGGGCCTCGGCTTCGCGCTTGGCTTGCTCTAGGACTATGAACGCCTTTTGCATTACTTGAGGCGTCCGGCGATCTCGGGCGGGAACACGATACCTTCACTGCGCTTCCACTCCCAAGATATGCAGTCGCCGCCGTCCGTAATGATAACGCGTTCGGTTGTGCCCAGCTTGGCCCCCACGCTAGTTGCGTAGTGTATGGCCGCCTTCACGGCCTCTTCGGCCTCTACATACCGTCGCGTGTATTCGTACGATCCATCAGGGAAGAACTGGCACACGCTGAACTCACCGCTCATAGCCCGTCCCTTTCGTACCGTAACAGCGTACGCTTGACCACGTACACGTTGTCTTTAACGTGAACTTCAACAAGCGTCAGCTTGTGCAGCCTGTACGTTTGGTCTGATAGAACGGCGGCGGCTTCCGCTAACGCGTGACTTTCGCTAAAGGTTAACGGCAGTACATCAACCGTTGCTTTGCGCCGGTCGCCGTGCGCGACCTCGTACGATAGCTGGAACATCACCAGTTGCCCTTCCCGTAGCGTACGCGTCGGTACAGCAGCCCCACGCCTAGCACGATCCACATGCAGCCAAAGTACGCAGCCGCGATTAGTGCCATGGCTACGGTTACAAGTTCGATTAGTCCAAAGATAGCTTGCATGTCAGTAACCCCCATTGTTGCGGCACGGTGGCCGGTCGTCGTGGATATCCCAACGCATGCCGCAGTGGCACACGTATTCGTCGCCCTCTTGTCGCCGGGAGCAAGCCCTAGGGCCTGCCGGGGTCGGTGCCGGGGGCTGTTGCGCCCCGTACATTGACGCGAACCTAGCGACCTTACGCGCTTGCAGCCTGCGTAGATAGGCGGGCTTGCGGCGCGTCACTTGCCCGGTTCCTTACCGAACGCTGTTGCCGTCGCGATAGCGCGCACTAGCGCGCTGCGCATTTGCGTAACGTCGCTTTCACTGCCGTTCGCAATCCACTCCATAGGCTCTGACAGCCTAGGTCCGGTGACGCGAATGACACGCCCTAAGCGCGGGTGTTGCGATACTTCGGCTGTGTACCCGTCGCGTTCGATCTTTTGAACCTCAACGCCCATTGCAGTACTCCCTATGCTCTTTTAGCGCGTACTTGCTGAGCGCTACATGGCCGCAGTCGGCGCAACGGTGCGCTTGCGGGACGGTGCCCTGCTTGTCGCGCTCGGCGCGCGTCGGTCGCTTGTTTGCTTTCTTCGCCATTACTCCACCCCTTCCGTTACTTGCCGCTCAGGATCGCGCGGCGCAGTTCAATATGGATCGCATCGGCAATGTCGAGCGCTTGACGCTTCGGGAGCGCCTTAAGCGTTTCCAGTGTGCGCTCCATATCACGCATGAACACCGGCTCTTTGGCCTTGCGTTCGTTCTTCGCCCGGTACTCCGCATCGCGTGTGCGCGTATCATCGGCCTGAAAGGCGGCGATTAGCGGGTGTGCGCTCTGGCCGATGTACCGGGCGGTTCCAAACCATACGCTGCGGCGGTCGCCCCTGAACACGGCCTTGAGTTCGTACCGCCCGCCAATGGTGCGCTTTGTGTCGCTCTTGGCAGGATACCACAGTGCGGCCTCGCGTGCAGCGTTGTACGCGGTAGGCTCCATGGCCTCGAACACGTCGGCATCAATCCACAGCGCGCGTGCCTTGCCGTCGGTTGCCATGGCCGTGCCAAGGTACACCATTTCGGCCTTGCCCTCTTCGGGGCTGAGAATGTCAGGCGTGTCAGTCATGCCACCTTGTCCTTCCCATGCATGTCAGGCGCGCGACGTGCGGCCTTGCGGAAGCGTTCGGCATCGAAGCCGCCGTTATCGCGCCGGAACACGGTGAGCAGCAGCGCTTCTACGGTCGTAACCGCAGTCTGCGCCGCCTCTAGTTGATCGCGGCTTTGATACTGATAGTCGCGCTTCACGCTTTCCCGCGCGTTCGCCAGTACGTCTGCAATGGCGGCGTAGTGCCTATGCTGAAACTTGCTTGCCATGTTCAATTCCCTTCCTTGCTTCGTACAGTACTAGAGTGAGCGCCGGGGCCGGGGTGGGGAGTTGGGAAAGCCCCGGCGCTCGCTGTAGTACTGCACCCCCTTTCTATGTCTGTTCCGAGCGGGCCGATTAGAGCGGGTCGCCTTGAAACTGTTCGAACGGCTCCGTCCATTCGTCGGCGGCGAGCATACGCCTTAGCGTATCGCGGGCATCACCGCGCAGCGTCAATGCGATGGTGCGGGATGATGTACGGCCCTGCGCGCCGGTAGTAATCTCTTCCAGTTCGATCCGCGTCCAAGGCGTTGCGGTGTCGGAGCCTTTGAAGTCCTCAACGCTCAGCAGGCCAAGGCTCTTAACCTCACCGTGCCGCTTGTTATACGGCGTGTGCGCAGGATCGCGGTACTTAAACGTTGGCCGGTCCTTCGGGGCGGCTTTGTGGCCGTACGCGTCCCCTACGTGCCATGATTGGCGTTGAATGATGCGCATTGTCTGTACTCCCTTAAATGGCCGCTTCGCCAATCTGAAACACAACGCCAGTGCGCGCCGGGACGATAGGCGTAAGCACGTAGTACCCCGGTTCAGCCTGCAACAGCCGGTGCGTCTTATGATGCTGTACAAGGCTGCTCGCATAGCCGTGCGTTGTGTCTATGCAGATCGGGCTACCTTTGTCGTTCAGGTATGGCAGCTGAACGCTGAAATGCGCTGCCGTGTACCGGTCGGGATCGTTGAACAGTTCTTCTACCTGCTGCGCGTTCATTTCATGTATCCTTCCATTGCGTTAGGTGCACATTCGCCTTCGGGCACGTCCTCAAAGGCGAATAGCCAGCCGTGAACGATTATGTACTCTTGTTGATCCATATCCCACGCGACGAACGAGCCGTCTAAGTCTGTATCGGGCTTAATCAGCAAGTTCAGGTCCGGCCCGTCGCTAGTGCCGAAAACTTCGCGGGTGTATCCGTCGAGTACTGCCACGTTGTCAGTCATGTCCCGTTACTCCCCTTAGTTCTTCGGTGTGATGCTGATTGCGAACGCGCCGCTATCCATCAGCAGGCTACGGATCGCGCCCTCGGGCGTGGCCTGATAGTTCCCGCAGCCAAAACGCGGGGCGCTGGCGTACCATGACGGGTTGCCCTGTGTATCCTGCTGTGGGGTGACGCGGTAATCGCCCCACTCGCCCTTAGACGTATCCGCGAAATCCTCTCCGTGCAGGGTCCACTCCGTAGCCGCATGGCAGCATGTAACATGAAACATGTTCGTTACTTCCCAAGAAACCGGTTAAGTTCGCGCGCCGTACCGCGTGCCAGCACGGCATAGCGCGGAGCGAAGAACCATTTACGCAGCAGCGTGCCGTCTATCGCGTACAGCGTCCATACGGGGCCGGTGCGGCTGATAACCGGGCGGCGCTGCAAGGTGCCTACCGGACGATCATTGCGGTACACCGTGGCATACTGCGCAGCGTCATCTAGGCGGCCCATGAAGTCGAAGCTATCCACGCCCGTGACGTACGGGTTAGTTGCGTCATATTCATTGGCCTCAGTGCGAACGTCCATCATTCCCCGTACTCCCATAGCAGCGGCCTCGCGGGCCTCATTTCCCAACGCCCTTAGATCATAGTTCAGGTACGTCCACAAGCCCCTATTTTCAGTACATGCTCAGCCGTGCCTGTACTGCCACACTCCCCGCCAACTGCACCTTTTAGAACCGCGCGCCGTGCGGGCGCACACGCGTAGCAAGTACTATGCCAATCGCAACATGCCCGTAATCGCCCGGAAACGGCCCGTACAGCGCCTCTAGTACTTCCGGGTACGATTACACCTAGAAGGCCCCTAGAGGCGCTGTACGGCGATTTCCCCTGTTTGTTCACGTTACAGACCTGTCAAGCGGAACGGTTGTGTACATGCGCGGAACGCTCACTTTTCGCCGTACTGATGCAAGTTTACCTCGTCGCCCTCGAACGGCGGCAGTGATGGAGCGCGTACGTAGTGCAGTGCCACGGATCGCGAGCGGAAGTTGTCCGGCACACGCGCCGCCATGGGCAACACGTACTTATGATGGAGCGCGTTCAGTTCATCGAACCGGGGCCATTCGGCCTTGTCGTGCATTGTGATCGGCTCAGCTTCGCTCGGGATCGCCGCCGCGTAACGCATCCTGCCGTTCTCCACGATGTACTCATGTTCCGTCAGCAGTTCTCGCCCGCCCTTCCGCGTCTGTATCTTTACGTACAGCACGCCTGTGACCGGGTGCCGCAGCATCCACGCATCGAAATGCCAGCATGTGCCTCTGCCGATTAACTCCATCGCCAACATGGATGGACGTACATGAGGACGTGTAGGGATTGCATTGTAAGCCATTGCCAGACCTCGCGAGCTAAAGTTGCACAGGTTGTTTTGGCTCAGCCGTACAGATCGGCCCGTAATCGCGTGCAATTATATCTCGCGACGAAACAACGGGGTGGAAACTGTCGAGACTGAACGTGTTTAACAGCATAGTTTCGTATCCCCGTTAGTCAAAAACGGCGGATTTCCTCGGGAAAATATAAGTGCGATCTGTCGAACGCGTTGGGGTCTATATGTGTGTAGGTGTCGCCGGGAATAGATACGAATAGACGGAGATATCTACGTATATATGTGTGAAGTTGCCCTATATATACATACCTACATATTAGGGGTTACTGGCACGGTGTGCAGTTTTAAGTGAGATATTATAGACGAAGTACACGAATAGCCGTGCAGGCAAGCAGTACAGGTGTGGATAGTGGCGTTTCCCTAGCTAACGCGCTCGAAACCTCGTTGAAATGTTGCGAAGAGTTCGCAGTAAGGAAAGTATGATAAGGTCCATTATGTTAAGTACAATACGTTATAACATTACATGTTCCCCCTATGTGCTAGAAATGTTCACGTTTGGATCGCACCCCCACCGGGTCGAGCGGCAGGCGGGGTGTACTTATAGGTGTATCCCAACGCACACAATATAGTACAAAAATGAACACTAGAGTTTGTACACCCCACCCCCGGTAATTGCGATCTAACGTCCCTAAGCGCGCTGAGTACACCCCACCCCCATTGTAATTTTCGGTTACACATCCGAGAGAGTACTTATCCACAGGCAATACAGCAACTTCTCACTTAAAAATTCATAATTGCTATCCCGCTCTCGCGCGTATAAAGAGGCCAGAGCGGAGCGCTCCGGGTCTAGGCCCTTCCTCTCGGAGCGCTCCCACGGGGCGGGATAACCAAGTACATTACACACCCGTGGCAAGGCGAAGGAAAGGGCCGGAAGGGTACTGGTATGGACAAGGCACACATACAGGCCATAGTGGAAGGTCGCGATTACAAGGCACCCCTCAAAGCGATCAACGAAACAGTCGAGGGTCTGGTACACTGCGCGCTGGTCGTACGTGAAAGCGAACACGGTGTACTGCTGACACCCGAGGCCCGTGCGTTGGACGCTATCGGCGTACAGGTGGAGCGCGAACTACGTAACCGTAAGGAAATGATCCTCGCGCTTACCGACCGGCTGAACACCGTGGAAGCTGAACTGAAAGCTGCGCTGAACCGCATGGATGAAATGAATAAGGCGGCAGCGTACGCTATGGCCCCGCAAGAACTGCCGGGTCAAACAACCGTCGAATTACAAGCCTAAGGCTCCCCGTACCGCAGTCTCCCTACCCCACTGCGGTACACCCCCGACCGGGCGGCAACTTCCCGTCTCCTGCCGCCCGGTCCCCTCTCAAACATTAACCATGTTGCAACCCGTTGAAATCGGGCGTACATCGTATGCCGGGAGAGGGTTTCCATGGGGAAGTACGCAACGCTAACCGGCGACCTCGTACGAAGGGGCGTTACCATGCGCCCGGTGCGGATCATCGGCCCTGACGGCGAGTTCCTGAGGGTCATGCAGCCGGTCGAGCAAGACGTGGCCCAAGAGCGCCGCCAGTGCCGCATCTGCGGCCATTCAATCGCTGTGGATAAGTCGCCCGCTGCGGCTTGACAATTTTGAACGGACCCGGCCAGCCTAGCCCTCTGAGCGGGGGTTCAGGGGTTGACACGTACACAGGCCACACTTGACGCGTTAGTACAGGCGTTGCAGGTAAACTGCGGCGACCGTTTCGACGCGTGCCAGCGTGTACGGGTATCCCCCATGTTCCTACAGCAGTGGATGAAGGACGACAAGGACGTACACGCACAGATTACGGAAGCCGAGCGTGTCGGCGCCCTCTCGTTACAGTCCGAAGCGATCCGCCGCGCCGTTCATGGCGTCGAGAAAGGCGTGTACTTCAAAGGCGAGCGGGTCGATACCGAAATCCAGTACAGTGACGGCCTGCTTACGACGCTGCTAAAAGGCCGCCTGCCGGAAACGTTCGGTGCCGACGCCGCCGAGAACCGGGGCAATACGTTCAACGGCCCCACACAGATCAACATCATGCCGCGTGCGAACTCGTACGACGAGTGGCTGGCGATGAAAGACGCCACGCTTACACGCCGTGACAAGCTAGACGCCGAAGATGCAGCCGCCAAGGCTCTGCCCGCACCCCCCGTTACGCTGGAAGCAGAAGCGGCGTACAGGATCATGGCTAACCCGCTAGAAGGGTTGGGCCTGTGAACACAACCCGCCTTCTTCGCCGCATAGCCAAGTACCTCGACAAGCACTCTGGCGGTCGCAAACAGACCGGTGAAACCGCGTTCGGGCTGAACGCCACCGGGGATGCACAAGTAATTCGCCGTTTGCGCAACGGAGCCGAACTAGGCCCCGAAATTCTGCGCAACATCGATAACTTTCTCAAGGCAGCGGGGTACTGATATGCAAGGCATCGATGAAGCGTACGTGTTCAATGCACGTACAAACGAAGATCGCGTTCGTGACATGCTGCGAGCGTGCTTCCCGCCGCGCCGTCCGTCCATTCGTGCGCTGAAACTAACCGGCACGTGCCTACACCCGGCAAGGATCGGGTAGTGGGCCGCGACGGATCGTTCAGCGAGACGTTCATTCTGCGGAGTGAGCACAAGCGCGTACTGGAAAATGCGCAGCAGCGCGGCGACCAGCACGCAAAAGCCGAGTTCAAGCGCGGGTACTGGCAAGGTATCGCGCAAACAGTGTGGATCGTCGGTTTCGTGGCGCTGTTCGCGCTCGTAATCGGCTTTAATGTGGGGGCAGAGTTAGTACAGTGAGTTACGGGCAACAACTCAACATTTTCAAGGCGCAGTCGAACCGGTACGGGCCGGATTGGCGTGGCGTGATCGTGTGCGAAAGCCGACCGCAGCTAGACATAGCCGCGAGGGACGCTGTGGACGCGCTTGGTGGCAGTTACAGCCCCGCAGGGCAGACATTGCACATGCCGAACGGCTCCACGCTGCTGTTCCGTGTGGTTTCATGCCGCATGGAAGCCGAGCGGGTGTTCAGCGGACGCGAGTTCACACAAATTTCATGGCTGTACCGCCCGACCGGCGATCATGCCGAGTACCTAATCGACAGGGCGCGAGCGCAACTGCGGTCCCGTAGCGTTCCTGCCGCCGATTGGCGGTACGAATACTGCATGGTGCGCTAATGGTAAAGCTGTTCCTTATCGCATCGGCGCTGCTGAACTTCATGTTGCTCGCCGCACTGGCGCAACCGGAAATACAGGCCGCGTCGGATCGCATTTGTGTACCGCTGTACAATGAAACTGGCTACGAGTGTTGCCAGTGAGGCAGTGTTCGGCCTGTAATCGAAAACCGTGCGTTTGTAACGACGCAAACGGGCCTAAGCAGCCGTACGAGGAACCGTGCGATCATGATTACGACGAGGACGAGGACGCGGCTGAGTTCGTTTGCGTACTTTGTGGTGATCGTGAGCCTATGCCTCTTGATCGGATAATGCGTCAGTAATGGACGAGGAGGCGCAAACCTCTGTATTTACTCCATGGGAGCCGCAACCGGGGCCGCAAAGTCTCGCAATCGCCGCGCATTTCGTCACCGAAATCATGTACGGTGGTGCACGTGGTGGCGGTAAGTCAGACTTCCTGCTTGGCGACTTCTTACAGGACGTGTGGCAGGGTGCGAAATGGCGCGGGATCATCTTCCGGCGTTCGCACCCGGAACTCGAAGAACTAATTACACGTGCGCAGGAAATTTACATTCCGCTAGGTGCGGTGTGGAAGGCCAGTAAGAGTACCTTCATCTTTCCGTCCGGTGCAACGCTCAAAATGCGCCACGTGGAAACGGAAGAGGACTGTAATAAGTATCAGGGCCACCAGTACACGTGGATCGGCTGGGACGAACTTACCAACTGGCCGAACCTTAAGTCGTACAAGAAGCTAAAGGCGTGTTTGCGCTCCGCAGGCAACGTCCCGAACAAGCGCATACGCTGTTCCGCCAACCCCGGCGGTGTCGGCCACCATGAAGTCAAAGAGTACTTTGTGGACCCGGCACCGAAGGGCATGGAACTCATTACGAATACCGACGAGGACGGGTTCCAGACGACGAAAATGTTCATCCCGTCGCGGGTGTACGACAACAAGAAATTGCTAGACAACGATCCGGGGTACATTGCACGTTTGCGCGAGATTGGTTCGCCCGAACTCGTACGTGCATGGTTGGAAGGTGACTGGAATGTTATTACTGGTGCTTACTTTCCTGAGTTTAGTACTGCTAAGCATGTGCTTGAGCCTTTTGAGATACCGGGTCACTGGCTCCGATTTAAGAGTGCTGATTGGGGTACTGCTTCTCCTTTTTGTGTACTGTGGCACGCTGTCAGCGACGGCTATCAAGTACCGGGTGGACCGTTTATCCCATCTGGTGCAATCGTTACGTACCGTGAGTTCTACGGATGGAACGGACACGCTAATCAGGGATTAAGGTGGCCCGCCGCGCGTGTCGCGCAGAACGTCGTAAAGATGGAAACTGCCGCCAACGAGAATGTTCCTACCAGTCCGGTGCGCGTAACCTACGGTGTGATCGATCCTGCCGCGTACAAGCAAGACGGCGGCCCCTCGGTTGCTGAAAGTATGGCCGTTAACGGTGCGTACTTCCGCAAGGCGGACAATCAGCGCATCAACGGTTGGAACCAAGTACGCGAGCGTCTGTGCGGAGAGGACGGCGACCCTGAAAAGGATAACGGCGTCGGCACTCCTATGTGGTATGTGTTTAAAACATGTACGCATATCATCCGTACACTACCGGCGTTGCAACATGATATAAACAACCCGGAAGATTGCGATACGGACGGCGAGGATCACGCCCCGGATGCGCTGCGCTACGGCCTCATGTCGCGCCCGTGGAAGAGGAAGAAACCGGCGAACGATCCTCTGCCACCAAAGACCTTGCAGAATATCACTATGAATGACATTTGGGAAGCAACCGATGCGCGGGATACCGCGTACTCGCAGATTTAGGGGTAGGGGGACACATGGCACGTAAGGCGACCGCGAAGGCGGAAGGTACCGCTGCAAGTTCAACTGTCAGCAAGGCCGCTTACTGGCGCGAGCAGATCGCCAAGCAACAGAATGCGTATCAGGACTTCCAGATGGGCGGCGACCGTGTAATCGACCGGTACCGCATCGAAAAGGCCAACGCGCAACAGTCGTCGCTACAGGACCGGTACAACATGCTGTACTCGTCCACCGAAACCATGCGCCCGTCCCTGTACGCACAGACCCCGAAAGTGCAGGTAACGAAGCGCCACCGCGACCGTAAGCAACCGGTCGTTCAGCAGGCCGTGGACCTGTTGGAAACCACCGTGGCATACGCGGTCGAGGAAATCGACTTCGATGAAGTCATGGAGAACGTTGTCGAGGATTACTTGCTCCCCGGCCTCGGCTTTGCGTGGGTTCGGTACGAACCGACGTTCAAAGATCAAGTGGACAGCAGCGGAAAGGCTGTCAACGACAATCAGGGCAAGCCAGCGCAAGTTCTCGACGCGGAGAACGTTCACGTCGATTACATTTCGTGGAAGGACGCGCTGTTCGGCCCGTGTCGTACGTTCAAAGAACTGCCGTGGGCCGCCAAGCGCGTGTACATGGGCAAAACAAAGGTCGCTACGCGCTTTGGAAACAAAATCGCCAACGCGTTGCAGTACGTGGACAACGCCGCGAATAAAAATGGCGACCGCTCTCCTGTTGTCGAGGACAAGCAGGCTGTCATTTGGGAGATTTGGGACAAGGACAGCCGAACTGTAATCTGGATTGCCGACGGGTACGATGATGTACTCGACGAAAAGGACGATCCGCTGCGGCTCAAGAAGTTTTGGCCGTTCCCGAAGCCGATGCGCGCCATTTCGAACACTCGTACGTTCGTGCCGCGTCCCTTCTACTCGCAGTACCAGTCGCAGGCGGAAGAACTCGACAACATTACGGCGCGTATCCGCCACCTTACGAACGCTTTGAACGTTCGCGGTGTGTTTGATGGTAGCGTGTCGCAGTTGCAAGCGCTGCTGTCGCCTACGGGCGGTAACAAGATGATCCCGGTCGAAAACTGGCATCAGTTCTTGGGGCAGTCCGGCGTGAACGGCGCAATTCAGTGGGTACCGATCGATATGATCGTTAAGGTACTCATGGAACTGTACAAGGCGCGTGACGCTGCCAAGGCCGAAATTTACGAGATTACCGGTTTCTCGGATATCGTACGCGGGCTATCGAAGGCATCCGAAACGCTCGGCGCGCAGCAGATCAAACAGGATTGGGCTACCGGTCGCCTGCGGATCATGCAGAAAGAAGTACAGCGCTTCTGCCGCGATCTAATCCAGATCATAGCGGAAATTGCGGCTGAACATTTTTCGGAAGAGACGTTCGCGCTGTACAGCGGCTTCGACCTTCCGCCGCCACCGCCACCGCCGTCACCGCCACTACCGGGACAGCCCCCCGCACCGCCGCCGCCCGACCCGCGCGCTGTGGCCGTGCAACAGTTTCGGGCGGCGTTGGAACTGCTACGGAAAGAGCGCGAGCGTTGCGCGAACATCGGGATCGAGACGGACAGTACTATTCTGCCCGACGAAGAGAACGAACGTAAGGCGCGTTTGGAGTTCCTAGGCCAAATTGGTGCGTTCATGCAGCAGGCCGCGCCTACCATACAGCAGTTCCCGCAAATGGCCGGGCTGCTAGGTGCGATGATGATGTTCAGCGTGCGCAGCTTCCGTGCGGCTAGACCGATTGAGGAAGAGTTCGAGAAGTTTCAGGAAGCGCTTGTCAGTAATCCACCACCGCCTGCCAACAAGGACGGCGACGGCAAGGCCGCTGCTGCGCAATCCGCAGTACAGGTAGCGCAGCTTAAAGAACAAGGCGCGGCTACCCGTCAACAGGCCGAACTGGCGCACAAGTCGCAAGAAAGCCAAGCCGACCGCGCACTGGAACTGCAAAAATTACAGGCGCAGGCCGCTGTCGAACAAACCAAGCTGGAAATCGCGCGAGTACAGCTTGAAATCAAGAAAGCCGAACTGGCGCTCAAACAGCAGGCCGCGAACGACCAAGCGGCGGGCGCTGCACAGGACCGCGCCTTGAAGGCCGACGATCAGGCCCACCGGCAGGAAATGGAGCGCACAGGGGCCGCACAGGGCGCGTACGAGTTCGAGGCGACCGGCGCGCGGGACGACCAGCGGGCCGCCGAAGCCGGGGCGCGCGAGGATCGCCAGTTCGAGGCTCAGCAACAAAATCCACAGGAAAATTCGCCGGGGGGTTGACGATTTTCAACGGCCTTGGCTTCGGTAGAAGCTACCGCAAGGGGAGCGGGGGCGCACGGGGGAGTTACAGTGTCGGGGTTTGACTTGTACGAGTTTCCAGCGGGACACGAAGGTCGCAAGACTTACGTATCCGTGCAAGGTCACTCCAAGTCGATCCCGGCACTGTACACTTACAAAGGTACTGACGGGCGCAACCATGTACTGCCGGAGTACGGCGGTACGGACGAGTACTTCGCCAAGGGTAGCGGGCCTATGATTATGCCCGGTATCCAGTCGTTCCGTTCTCCCATTGACGGTACTGTGATCCACAGCCGCGCAGGCGTGCGCGAACATGAGCGTAAGCACAACGTAATTCAAGTCGGTGACGATAAGTTCCCGACCCGTACCGAAGCGGCACCAATGCCCCGCGCCGGTTACGATATCAAGCGGGCGTTGGACACTGCTAGGAGCGCGTAATGGACATTGATGTGGACCTGACTTCCGACATTAACGACGGTAGTCTTGATGCGGGTATTACCCCAGCGTCACCGGCTCCTGTCGGTACTGTCCCGGCCCACGGTACCGATGCGGTACACCAGAATGCGCAGGCTGGCGGGCAGCATGGCAATCATGCCCAACCTAAGCCCTCAGGTGAACGGCCCGCCAGCCTGCGCGACCAGCTAAGCGCCGCTTTCAAGGGCGAGGACGGCCAGCCTACCGACCAACAGAATGCGCAGCCGCGCGGGCCGGACGGTAAGTTTGCGCCGAAAGAGCCGGGGCAGCAGCCCGGTACAGAGGCACAGCCGGGGCAGCAGCCCGGTACAGAACAACAGGGTCAACAGCCCGCAGCCGTACAGGCTCCGCAGGGCATTGATCCAGCAGTATTCGCGGCACTACCGGCGGAAACGCAACAGCACGTTGCGCGTACTATGGCAGCCGTCGAAGAACAAGCCGCACGTTACCGTGGGTACGAACAGCTTGAACAGGTGATCGGCCAGCGCAGGCAGGCATGGGCCATGCAGGGCATGTCTGAGGCAACCGCCGTAAACCAGTTACTCGCTCTTTCGGACTTTGCCGGACGCGACCCTGCGCAGTTTGTGCAGTGGTTTTCCGGACAGCATGGTATCGACCTTGCCGCGCTAGCGGACCAAGGTGGCGGCGACGACGAGTACATCGATCCTGCCGTACAGGAACTACGCCAACAGGTTGCGGACCTCACCGGTACCATTACCTCAATGACGCAGGGCCAGCAGGCAGCGCAGCATAAGAACCTTGTTGATTTCACCGCGCAGTTCGCGACGGAAGCGGGAGAGGACGGACAGCCCTTGCGCCCGTATTTCGCGGAACTCGGTAACGGTATTGTACCGTTCATTCAACAGGTGAAAGCCGAAAACCCGTCTGCGTCTCACAAGGACGTACTGAGCGAGGCGTACGAGCGGGCGTGTTGGGCTAACCCCCAAGTACGCCAAAAACTGCTCGCCGCGCAGGATGCTCAGCGCCTTGCGGAACAGCGGGAACGGGCGGGCCGCGCTCAGCATGCGGGTAGCAGCGTTACGGGGCAGGCACCGGCAGCGGGTAGTACGCAGCCCAAGGACATTGGTTCCGGGTCCGTTCGGGATACCATTCGCGCTGCAATGGTGCAGCACTCCGTTTAACATCAATTACGTGGCGGGGGCCACGTGGGGGATAAGTACAAGAAATGGCAACTCCGAACCTCTCGGAAATCGTCACCACGACGATTGAGGCGCGTAGCGGCAAGCTGGCCGATAACGTGTCGAAGAACCACGCGCTGCTCGACCGGCTCGAACGCAAGGGCAAGCGCAAGCCTGTCTCTGGCGGACGGCAGATCGTGCAGGAACTCGAATACGGCGAGAACGGCACGTTCGGATGGTACAGCGGCTACGACCCGCTGAACATTTCGCCGTCCGAAGTGTTCAGCGCGGCGCAGTACGACTGGAAACAGGCGTCTGTTGCCGTCAGCGTCAGCGGCCTCGAAGAACTGATGAACGCCGGCGAGGAACAGATCATCGATCTGCTGGAAAGCCGCATCGAAAACGCCGAACGTACCATGAAGAACCGCATGGGCGCCGCTGTGTACGCGGACGGCACCGGCAGCGGCGGCAAGGAAATTGGCGGCCTCGGCCTGCTTGTTCCCGACGCTCCGAACGCCGGTACTGTCGGCGGTATCAATCGCGCGACGTGGGCTTTCTGGCGCAGCCAGAAGTTCGGCGGCGTGGCGGATGGTGGCGCGGCCATTACGACCGCGAACATCATCACGTACATGAACCGGCTGTACCTGAACCTCGTGCGCGGTACCGACCGTCCCGATATCATCGTCGCGGACAACAACTACTACCGCACGTACATGGAAGCCCTGCAACCGCAGCAGCGCTTCACGAACGCCGAAATGGCGCAGGCGGGCTTCGAGAACTTGAAGTTCCAGAGCGCGGACGTGGTGTTCGACGGCGGTATCGGCGGCGCGTGCCCGGCGAACCACATGTTCTTCCTGAACACCGATTACATTTACCTTCGGCCGCACAGCAAGCGTCAGTACGTGCCGCTTGCACCGGATCGGTTCTCGACCAATCAGGACGCGATGGTGAAGCTGATCGGCTGGGCGGGTAACATGACCCTCTCGGGCGCGCAGTTCCAAGGCGTTCTGATCGCGTAATCGCCCGGCTTCTCTCGTACAGGGGGCTTCGGCTCCCTGTACATCCTTCTTACGGGCTTCGGCCTAGAAAGTGAGTACGTTAAGATGGGTATTCGTCCCGGTACTGTCAATCCGGCTCTTGGGCTTCCGCTGTTCACCGACGTTGCCGATACGGTGGCGAACGGTGGCACCGGCCCCAAAGTCCCGCTCGGCACCATCACCATCGGTTACGATGATGTGGCGGGCAAGAACAATGAGTACATTTATTTGCAGTCGCCTGCCGCAATCGTGGCTGGGGACGAAATGACGTACGACAACAACTTCCTCGGTACGGAAGTCGGCGCTGGCACCGGCCAAGTTACCGCAATCAACACGTCCGGCGCTAACCAGTTCACGTGGTTCCGCCTCAAGCGTCGTGGTGTGATCGCCTAACGATCTTTCGCGCTTGTGCCCTAGCAGGCAGCGCGTGAGCCTGAGGGGGAGTATTAGCCTTGGTACTCCCCCTCTTGTAATACAAGGCAAGGTTTCAACCAAGGAGTAATTCGCAATGCTCAATCAGGGACTGTACAAGGGCAAGGACGGCGAGGCAGTACGTCTCTACGTCGAGCCGGAAGAGAACCCTGCGGCCAGTGCACGGTCTGGCCGCCCAATCTTCGACGAAGTTCTGTACGCCGAAGTGACCTCACCCGGCCAGAAGGAAAGTTCGCCGGTATTCATCCTCGAACGCAAGTACGCGCCGGAAGTCGGCGTGGACGAACCGTATCGGTCGCCGAAGTACGAACAGTACAAGGAACTGATCGACGCGTACCGCAACGGTACCGAAAGCGTGGACGTTCGCGGTACGCCGCTTTCCGCATGGCCGCGCATGTCCGTTTCCATGGTCGCCACCGCCGCGCATGCTGGCATCCATACGGTCGAAGCGCTCGCCGCGCTCCCCGAAACCCGGTTCTCCGCGTTCGGCCCCGGCGCGCGTACTTTGGTCGAACAGGCCAAGGCGTTCGTGGAAGCCGCAGCCGGTAACGCGCCGACCGAAGCACTCGCCGCCGAGAACGAACAGCTACGCACCGACGTGGCCGACCTTCGCAAGCAGATCGCGGACCTGTCGGCCCGCCTGACGGCTCAGGACAGCCAGCCAGCGCCCAAGACGGACCCGGAGCCTGCCAAGGCCACGGAAGGCGCTGGCGAGGCTCCTACGGCCACTCAGACGGCTCCTGAGGCCGCCAAGGGCGGCAAGGCCAAGCCGGGCGGCGGTAACGCCCTGCCGATCATCTAACGCGAACGGGGGGCCGCCGTTTCTCGGGTCGCGGCGGCCCCCAACTTACAGGCCGGGGTAAAGGGGGTGAACATGCGTAAGTCAATTCTTCTCTGTACGGTATCGTGTGCAGCGCTTGCCGTGTCGGGCTGTACGCACATGACCACCGCGCAGAAGGTGGACTTCGGCTGCGAACTCGCCGTACTTGCGGCACAGACGACCGGCACTGTCGCTCAGGTGGCTGTGCAGCATGGCGCGGACCCGGCGAAGGCGCAGAAACTGGCGGATCGTGCCGCCGCTGGCGAAAGCGTCGTTACCGCTATCTGTCTGACGGCCAACGCCGTCACGCCGGAACTGTAACCAACTGTGCCGCTGCTCGATGTAGTACAGCGCGCATGCGATGAAGTGGGGTTGCCACGGCCTGCGGCTGTGGCTTCCTCTACCGAACAGCTTGCGCGACAAATGTTCAGCCTTGCCAATGCTGAACTCAATGAACTCAGCAAAAGG